AAAATAAAAGGAGAGGAACCAGTTATTACTCAAAGAGAGAAAGCTGGAAGAGAACTGTTCTCTACTGCTGTTTCAAAGGTCAGACAGCCTATAGAAGCGTTTTTCAACTGGCTGAATGAGAAAACAAATATTCAAAGAGCGATGAAAGTCAGATCAACATCTGGACTTTTAGTACATACGATGGGAAAAATTGCCATCGCATTCATTTATCTAATTTTTTAAAACAAGAATCAGAAATCAACTACTGATTCGCATAAGCAGTTATTATTTAAGATATGACGGGTTATCCTTTAAAAAATATGGCAAAGTTCCATTTCTCTTTGCATCTGCTATGCGTTGGGAATTTGTGCCAATCCACTGTTTAAATGCATTCGGTACATCCTTGACTTCATTCACACTTTCAGTCGTAGATTCACTTCTACCATCCCATTCCCAAAACTCTTCTTCTGTTTTAAGGATAGGTATTTTATAGCATAAATCATTCGGATGCCAGCCAGTCCAAACGAAATCTTTAGGATATTTACCTGCTAACCTATCGCATATATCCCCATGTGGCATACGGTGATGATGTGAAGAGCTTAGCTTTATTTCGTACCCCACAACGAAATCCATTTGTTTCCAACGCTCATTTTCAGCAGTCCGGTAAGCCATGTTAATTTCAGATCGAGCCAGTCGGATAGAATGGTATTCGCAATCCTTTAAATGTTCTGCACTACCATACTTGTCTTTATAATCTTTTTGCAGTGATGGAAAATCAAGCAGATATTTAGAGATTTGTTTACTCAAAGTAATAGCACTTGTTCCTTTCTGAATAGCGCAAGATATAGCTGCTTCAAGTTCTTGTTTATAAATGGTGGATTGTTGCCAAAGTTTGGCAGAGACATTAAAGCCTTTATCCTTGCGGTTTTGGAACGCTTTCAAAGCATCAGAGTTTACTTGATATAAGACTTTGTATTTTTCCCCATCAACTTGGGCATTATAAGCCCTTAGAACTTTATTTGCCATCAAGTCTTGCACTTCATTACTATTTTTCCATTCTTCACTAATACCTCGATAGATAATCGTATGAATATAATTAACAAATTGAGCCTGTATATCCTCTATCTGTTTTTTAGTCTGTGGGTAATCAGACCATTTAAAAGGATTTTCACTATCAGATGAATAATCAGTGCGTAATACAGCTTTAGCAGCTTCCAAATTCAGAACATCATATATATGCTCCACTAAAGCTACATATTTATTCAGCCTTGTGTTAAGCTCTTGATATTTTTTCTTTTGATTCGGAATCTTAGGTTTTGACATATTGGTTTGTTTTTAATCTATTTATTAGAGTAGGCAGAAAAATCACGGGGATAAAACAAAAAATATTTTTCTGTTTTTAAGATTGACTCATTTCTTATTGAACTTGTCACATACGTCACGGTTAAGAAAGCGGCTGGAAGTGAAAAACGGACAACGACACATGAAGAACTCACCTTTCAAGTTCTTCTCGTGCCGGTCATAGCTATGCACGCAATCCCTACAATGATACTTAGATTGTGTTATTACTTTTTTTGCCATATACAAATTTGTTCTTTCTTTTATCAACCATCGGATATAAATAATGCTTCACTATAATTTTGCCACAGATAGGACAATCTTGTACTACATATTCTACCGTAATTATCTTTGAATGTCTTTTCATATTTATCCCTCCTCAATTCTATCAGGTGCCGGCATTTCCAGCAGCCTGATAGCCTTAATCGTTTTTCTACCTTCTAAAATAGCTTTGCATAATCTATGGTATCCATCTGCTATTTGTCCTACTTCATCCAGTATAATAGGGTAGTCTAAAGAACAATCACGAACACGTTTGCATTGAAAGATAAAACTATGAAGCTGGCTGCACTCAAACGGTTCAACAGTCAGGTCTATATTCCACAATGGCATATCACGTACAGGGTATTCCTTTGCTTTCGCGAAATTATAAAGTGTCTGGGCTTTCCATACTTTATTTCCTCTAAGGTATTCGCTTTCGGCAAAGGTCATATTATCTATTGGTACTTTCATGTTATTCCGCACTTTCAAATAAACCGTTCATTCTTGATTGTTTTGCTTGTAAATCCATCGCATCTTCTTTATGTATCTGATCCAAAGTTGCCTCCGCATTATTAGAACCAGCTTCTCTAATAGTTTGCAACTGGCTCTTGATTGGCTTGCCACCATTCTGTTTTATAAGTCTATCAGTCATTGCATCCTCGTCCATTTGGATAAACGGAGTAATGACATGCTCAACTTCTACATTGTCAATCTCTTTAACCCATGAAGTATTCATGCTTTTCAAGAAAGCCTTGATTACACTGCATTCACGCTCAAACGATTCTATCCAATCACCACTTTCATCACCTACTTTCAGATGGGCATCAGTCAGCAAGGTCTGTCTAGCATCAAACCCGATATTTCCTAATGCTTTCATGTTCTCGAATGATATATCCGGAATTTGTGATTGTGACCAGAATAGACTAATCAGGGTACTTACATGGTACTTTAGTGCTTCGATAGCCTGAGACCATGAAACATAAGACACATCACCTCCATTTTCAACACGGAATATCCTACGGCTTTCCCCCTTATCTTCTTTTCCTTGTGTAGCCCCTGCAATTTTAAGGATAGGAGCACTGTTGTAGGCGATAACATCACTATTACGAGAAAGGGTATATTCTATCTCATTACGCAAATAAGACAAACCATGATAAATAGGAACTGGGCGATGAACATAAACACCGGGGATCTTCAATATAGCTATTGGTTCCGCTTTGATTTGTTCCCACCCAGATCCTTGCTGCTTCCACTTGTAATGGATCTTAGAAGTATATGTTTCAAAAAAAGCAATTTCTTCGTCCTTGACTTTCTTCTTGTATTCAAAAGACATAGCAACCATATCTCCCAACTCGTCAAACAACGGATACAGCCCGACGCCCTCCATCGGGGAATAGGTCTTGCATTTCAGCTTAAATTTACTTTGAAAACCATATAGAGAATTGGGATTTTCAACCGTATACCAAATGGTAAATACCTCGCATGACGCAAAATAGGCGTTGCCACGTTTAATATTCTCACTGTCTATACGAGCATACTTGTATATATTCTCAATTGCTTTCGCTATTTGTTGGCGAGTTTCATTGTCCTCAATATTATGATAGACACGTTTTACTGGAATGGAAAACATAAACTCTGTCATCCGTTTTGTAAGGAGTTTTTCAAGACCGATATAAATACGGGAAGCTTTTTCTACCGTACCATCAGATTTTACCTTATCTTTTCGACCAATGTTATCATTTACTATCGAATGCAATGTTGGTTCATAGTCTTTAATAAGATTATCCCATGAGGGGACATAGACTGATTTTCCTTTTAAGTCGTTGATGATATTATCAACCGGGCGCGTAATGTCTAATATAGCTGTTATTTCGTCCATAAATATAGTAAAGTGTCACTTGACACCTTTTTTTATATTGATTATTTAGATAGGAATTTATTCACGAAATATATTTGTCCTTTGCCGGTTACTTTGGTAGTGGTTGTTACCAATACCGAACCATCCGGCTTGGTAATTGATGTTTTCTTCAACTCAAAAAGTCCCAATTTCATAGATTTCTGCGTTGGCTGATTATAATAATCACCTTTTTGGCAAAGATAACCGTTCTCTCGCATCCAACCGAACAAACGGTTCTGACCGATATTCACTCCGTTCTGTTGGAGAATTTTTGCCAATTCAGCAATAAGGCACGAACGTTGAGAGGTACATACAGCATCGGCAAAAAGGACTTTAGGAGCATCTTTTTGGATCTTCTGCTCAGCCTCTATAAGACGCTGTTCTTTTCGTTTCAGTGTTTCTTGTGCCACAATAAGCGCACGTGCCATGATTTCTTCTGGAGTGTCGTCCATTTTGGTAGCGATGTAGCCACCTGTCTTACGGATACATGGCAACACTTCGCTTGTTACCCATTTGCGGAACTTTTTAGCTTCAGGCTTACGACTATCCAATATTGTATCATACAAACCATCCTCATCAACAAAATTTGCCTGTTGGATTCCACCGGCTGTTTCAAGGGGATACTTTGAAAGTACATCCTTATCTAATCTTTGCGCTACCTTACTGGGAATCAAATCCAAAATCTGGCATACATCTGCCAAGCAAAAGAAAGGTTCGTTATTTTCACCCATCGCAATTCTTACCTTTCCGAATTGCTCATTCTCAAAAATTTTAATTGTGTTCATAATGTAGTTCCGTACTCCTTCATACGGTGATTAGTTACACATGATACTGCTCCAAAAAGGAACCGGATAGCACAATACGTACTACCCGGTAACGTGAAGGAGCACGTTAGCATCAAATGCTATGATGCAAATATAATAAAAGTGGCTGTAAAAATGTCACATTCAACAGAAAAACTTACCTTAAATACAATATTTTATATTATCTGTTTGTATTTGGTACTATTTTTAGTACCTTTGCATAAACGAACGATTATGGGTACAAAGGAAAAACTAATAGAACGTATTTTGTCATGCCCAAAGGATTTTACCTATGATGAAGCAAAACGTTTATTCGGGATTTTTGGATACAAGGAAAGCAACAAAGGTGCTACATCAGGTTCCCGTGTTGAGTTTATAGGACCAGACGAAGAAGCTCCTTTCATTTTACATAAGCCACATCCCGGAAGCATTTTGAAATCATACGTGATAAAAGGAATAATTGAGCATATAAAGAAAAATAATTTGATTGAGAAATATAAACAATCTAAAACAAAGTAGTATGGGACTTTTAAAATACAAAGGATATTCCGGTTCTGTAGAATATAGTCCGGAAGACAATTGTCTGTTTGGCAAAGTACAAGGGATGAGAAAAGCGTCAATCCTTTATGAAGGGAAGTCTGTTGATGAGGTCCGTAAAGACTTTGAGGAATCTATAGACTTTTATCTTGAAAACTGTAAAGAAAGAAATATACAGCCTGAAAAACCTTATAGTGGGAAGTTAAATCTACGTATGTCACCAGACTTACATTCCCGTGTAGCTGCTTTTGCTTCCAGCACTGGAACAACAATTAATGAGTTTATCAATAAAGCCATATCTAAAGAACTTGAACACGAAATGGCTTTGTAAATACCGAACATAAAGAGAGGGTATGCGATACTCTCTCTTCTAAATTACTTACCGTAACCTGTATCAATGACTTTGTAACCATTTATCTCTTTTCTCTCTACATGCCTCTAATGTTGATGCACAACAAGAAAACAACTCACCACTTTCAATACGGTAGTCATACTGGTACATTCTCACTCTTTTACCTCTCAACCTGGTGTTATAGGTAGTGTAATTCTCTTTACCGGGTTGGCATACGCTGCAACCTCTTTCGTTGTTAATTGAGTTCATTTATCAATACTTACTTAGTAATTTGTAAAACATTCGCCTTTTCTCTATGTATTTAAGACCGTTTCGTCTAAGACCTCGCTTTGATTTTGATACAGTCATTTGGCAACCTGTAACGCCAACGTAGATGCAATTTAAATGATGCCTTTTAGCTTGTTTGAAAGCCCACCAAATCGCTTCACGGCAATATCTATAGCTATCATTTTGAATACCTTCGTATCCTCTACTCAAAATGAAGTGGCCTATTTCATTTGCTTCTTCTTCTGAATAGCATATTGTGAAGATATTATTCATCCTTTCTTTGCTTTACTTGTTCAACCAAAAACTTTTTAAAATCATTCTTGTACTGGCTGTGAATGATTTTATACTGATGGGATAGGTTAGGCAATTGTTTATAACCTTTGCTATACAAGAATTTGGCTACTAATTCAATCTTTTCACGGTTACTGAAACCTCTGTCCTTACACATGTTAGTTATACAGACATTCGCCTTGCTGGTAGGCTTCTTTTCAACTGGTGGCATGTATTCATGTCTGCCATAAGCAAGCGTTCTTGGATAGCCAACCGCTTCACCTAAATATTCACCTGTAATGCAATCAAATTCACCACTAATTAAACTATCTGCTATTTCACCCATAATAATCAATATTTAATGTTTCACATTCAACCGTTCTTCACTCGTATAAGCCACTACAAGCCCAGTTTCATCATGCTGTATGGTGATGTACTTTTCACCCCTCTCTATAGTAGAGAAGTCATAAGGCGTTACCATCTTATCCAATACTTTACCCAGTTGCTTCATCAGTGGGGCTTCATGACTGATAACTAAAACTAAATCCGCTTTCATAATCGTGTGTATTTTGGTAGCCCGAAGGCTCCCGGATTTAGAACTCAACCAATATCAATCTTTCTAAAGAACCTGATGCTTTCACCCACATGTAATTGTTTTCAAAACCATAGTCAAAGAACAGCTTAAAGTAAGGGTATTGTACTATTAAAGAGTTCATACAGCCTCTTAACTCGTCTTCTGACATACAAGAAGTTATTTCATTGACAATTTGAACGAAAAGGTATAAAACTTCTGGTTCATTATTCAATAACGGTTTTTCTATAACTGCTTTTAAAAATATATTTTCTTTCATGTTCTTCTATATTGCGCAGGGCTTTTGCCCTGATGGTTAAACTTATCTTTTATCTATCACTAAGTAATGGTCTGCTAAGCATTTAACCCATTGTATTCTATACTTTCTTGAAGCACATCTAAATTCAATATCTCTTATAGCAGAAAGAATATCAGACGCACTTTCATTATAATATTTTGCGAGTATAGTTAGTACATGATAGCTTTCTTGCGGTGTAAAGTGTAAAGAACTTCTATATCTCTTTGCTGTCTCATATACCCTCTTTGAGAATGATTCAATAGTTTCAAAATCTTCTTTTCTATAATTAAAAAGGTCTGTTGCTTTCATTATCGTATATCTTTTAATTGTTAGTAATATTGGTTTCTTTTAAGTATTGTAAAGATACTCATTATCAATGAATTAGCCAAATATTTACACAATTATTTTAGTCATAAATCGCTCATAACCAATGATTTAACTTTTGCTATAGAATAAAAATGCGCCGACTTTCACAAGCCAGCGCACATAAGAGCAATGAAAACACAAACAAGGAGTGTTTTCGGTTACAAAGGTACTAAAAAAACACAACTACAAAAAGTCTTTAAGCAACTCTTCATCACTAATAAAGCTATAATCTCTAGGATAAAACGTATTCGCTAATGCATCCATATAGTCAGGAGAACATTTAATACGTTTTTTGATATCTTCTTTAGGTTCAATAATAATCTTTCCATTACTAAGGAACTTCCACTTGGTTTCTGTAGCTTCTTCCATGAGTTGATCGCATGGTGGCAAAGCTGCACCAAAACCATTTTTAGGATTTAGCCAATCACGTAAAGCCCAATATAGATATGCACGCATGTTAGCAAATTCGTATTCCCCGGTAATATCATGCAATCCATCTGCCCCTTCCGAATATTTACATGAAAAAGCGTTTGTAAATTCTTCCTCCAACAAACGAGAATAGACACCTGCCCCTTCTCCTATCGTATCAATAAACGCTTTTGCTCCTTTCTTCTTTAGATAGGGGATCATCATACCTACTACGTGCATGTGATCCGCACGTCCAGCAGATTGATGAACATCAAATTGTGGAACATAGTTCCCGTATCGCGGACAAAGCACGCTGTTATCACGTCCCATACCGGCAACGTCAACACCTAACTTGCAAGATTTGGCTGGAATGAAACCGCTTGCCTGTAATTCCTGCCAATTCCTATTTGCTATCTCTATCCATTCATAAGGAATAAGAACATCTTCAGATACTTTCGGAAACATACCAAGTACCTTGACGCGAAACAAATCGTTAGGTCTGTATAGTTTACCTTCCCAATTGAAATCGCCTTCTCCCTCATTGAAATCTGTTTTTTGAATGGGAGAACACCAATTTATTACCTTGTCTTTTACCCATTCATAATCCACTTGACCGGGTATTACAATTTGCTTCTTTACTACATTTTCTGCATTTAGAGAGCTAAGTCTGAATTTTGCAAAACGGTCAGACTTCATGGCACGAGCTGCGTAACCGGTAGTAACATTAGGATTGAACACTATGAGAAAGCGGGAATTACCCTGTAAGTTACCTTCAATAGCGTTGTATGTCGCTTCTGATATACCGGAAGCTTCAGTAACAACAAACATGGTATTTACAGCATGGAAACCAGACCATGCTTCTGTGTTGTCATCACCAGCTTTGAACCCCGTTAGAAACCACTCTTCGTAATCTGTTTTAATGCCGGAAGATAGTAGACGTCCGGGCAAGAACCCTGCATTTCTAAATAAACGGGATATTTCAGGTATCATTATATTTTGAACCTGACGAGCTGTAGGAGCTGTCATGGCAATCTTGGTATTCTTAACTAACTTACCTTCTTTCCAACGTGGAGTAAGATACATGAAGCACATAGATGCACAAGCTGCAATGTAATCTTTCCCACGAGCTGTGCCCGATGCTACAGCAGTCATTGGATTATGCTGAACGGATTGAAGAATAGCTTGTTGCTCTTTGTCTAGTCTTGAATGAAGAACATCATGAGCGAACTTGCACCAATCCTCTCGCCATGCTTTCATGTATCGTATAGACTTTTCATCTTTGCTCATTCCTCATCGTCTGGCAATTCTTGCATTAATTTCTCAAATGGATTAATACTCAAATCTTGCTCTACTTTTTCAACGTAACCGCGATGCTTCATTTTAGTCTTACTTAACCAAATAAGCATAGTATTATCGTGTTCCGTCAAAGCTTTAGCAAACATTGTCGTTTCTAGCTTATCATAGAAACTTTCTTCTACTTCTTTCCATTTTTCGGCAAAATCTGGATCATTCGCTTTCCATTTATAAGCAATTGAGCGTGATATTTCCACAGCCTCACAAGCTGCGGTAACATTCAGCATCCTTGCGTCCAAAGCTTTTAGGAATTTCGCTTTCTTTTGCCTTGTATTAAGCCTGTACTTCTGTGCCATCTTTATTTCCCTCCAATACATTGTTTACGATTTCCAACATCTTACAAATACTTAGTGCCTGCGCCTTGATTTTATATTTGGCTTGAACTTTAGTCGACACCTCATTCAACCGGCGCATTGTGTCCATATCCACCAAAGTTAGATTACCAATCTCTTTTTCTGAATAACATTCCAATGTTTCCATGAGTTTATCAAACGAAACCTTCTGTGTATCAACAAACATAAGAGTTACAGGAACGATTTCGTTATTCGGCATTTCAACCGTATAGTTGATATCCTTTACGCTTTCCAGAACTTCATTGCTGATATGCGCATACTCTTTCAGTGCGACATCTGTTATTTCATCAAGCAATTGCTTCAAAATCTCCGCATCGTCCTGCCCAACTATACTGTTATGTGACAATTGTGTTGCCAGCAACCAATCGTTTGTAGTCTCCTCTTCATCTATGTACATAACATGGATGGAAGTAAGCCCGGCCATTTTTGCCGCTTGTGTTCGGTGATTACCACTCACTACCGTATAAGAACCATCTGAATGCTTTACGCAAAATGGTACAGACGATAATTGACCGTCCCTACGAATGTTATTCACTAAGGCATTAAACGTGTCCTGCTGCATGAAATGCGCATTTTTCTTGACCAGCTTAATGTCAGATAACTGCACTTCCGCTATCTTGAATTTTCCCATATTATTCCTTTCTCGGCTCATCACCGTATTTTTTCACAAAATCTTTTAAAATATCATCTAAGTTTCCACGAATACCTGCATCTTGTATGTAATGGAGTTTACCAACACAGCGTTCATGCAGTTTAAACACTCCCCGATACTTCATACTTACCGGTTTATCGGTAAATACAGAAGTGGCAATCACTCCACATTCATGTTTATATCTTATGTCCAATTCATCTTTGAACTCTGACGAAAGTACACCCATAATTAGCAATCTACTCAATTTGGGCAATGGATGGTCTATCACGAAATCCGACTTCATCAAAACTGCATCCATGCCGTACTTGCTTACCTTCAGGAAATCAAACATACAAGCCCCGAACACATAATCATCCAAGAACCATAAGTAACAGAATGGCGCAGAACCGAGGATAATACCCTTTTTCAAGTAAATCATACGCAGATAATCAATCTCTGCCATAGAAGCACGTACAAACCGGAGTTTGCTTTTATCCGTAAGCATATAATCATCCGGCAGTCGTTTATATTTTAAAGGAATGATAGTACGCCTTTTAAAACTGCTGTCTCCACTTTCTACCACATTAGACCAAATATATGTGCGTTGGTCTTTGAATACCTCTCTTCTGCCCATAAATCCATGCTGCGAGAGAGCCATGTAATTAACTTGTTCTTCATCTATTTCTGCATATTTCGTTTTAATTCGTTCTTGCCATCCGAGGTCATCCATCAAGAAACGTTGCAATGCGTTACTTGTAGCTTTCATGCCGGAATGAAATTCATTTTGATAGATTAGTATATCATCCTCTTTACAATTAAGAATCGCATCCGATATATCAGCACAATAAAGCACTTCAATAGACTTACTTTTAAGGTTATCTACTATATTTTGATAACGTTCCGTATACTTCTTATGGTAATGCTCCAACTTTGCCATAAAATCGTCATAAAGCGATTTGTGATAAATATCCTGTGAGTTCTTATGCTTCTTGATGGCATTAAAAAGGTGAATAGTGGCAATAATTTCAGCAGGATTTTCGGATTTGATACTTAGAAACTTATATTCTTCATTAAAGCGTAATTCTTGTATTTCACCTTTGATTGCTTTATACATCATGTAGATAAAATACTCCTTTGTATACACCTTAATTTCACGGTTGGTAAGTACCTGCTCTATATCCATATAATACGAGTTTACCACATGGGCTACATCGAATTTAGAGGCCTCTTTCTTGATAAAGGAAAGCATACGGTTGGATTTCTTAAACATGGAGCCTACCACTGTAACATTATCCGAGTGTTCTGCTGCCCAAAGTAACGGTTTATGTCTTTGGGGAACCTTAGAATAGTCTATATTGAACACTTCAAGGCACTTATCAATTGTGGTGAGTTGCTTATACTCTTCCATATCTTCATGCAGGTAGGCGTACTCCACAAACGAATACATGAATTTGATTGTTTCCAGTATTTTATCGAAATCCCAGGAGCTATTGAAGATCCTAAATTCTGCAGTTCCTATCTTTCCAATAGAACATAAATTAAGCCAATACCGGATATGCCCTCTGTCTGAACCATTGCTAAAGATCTTCAGCAAGTTATCGATATTATCGGCTTCCAGTACACGCTTTACCACATCCCAAGGTGGACTAGGCACGAGGTATTTCGTTTCCCACCACTCGGCGATGTCAAATATCCGCTTGATAGGATATGCAGTATAGTAGGATAGAACAAACATGCGTTTGATAACATCCAAATCCATATCCTTGATATACAGATGTGCATCAAAACCTTCATTCCACATAAGATAGCTTCCTGCATCTTTCATGGTCTGAATGAAGTCCTTCAGTTCTTGCAGATCTTCTGCACAATAATGGTACGGTCGAGTGTTTATCTCACCGCCAAACTGACCGTGATGCGTAACTGCCGAACCGTCCGAGTTGTTCATCATGGTTAGTTTGTTGTCCGTCCACTTGTAACCGGATGAAAGTGGGATAAGCTGTTTGTCACCATCGGCAAACTCCAACTCCATGCCAAACGTACGTTTGGCAATATAGTCAATCCAAGGTTTATCTATATTCATGTTCTGCATATTTCAATTTAACCAAGGATTTATAATCAGGAACAATATAAATCACATCACCAATGCGATAATCCGAAACATGCTCACATTGCATTATTGAATATTCACTGGAACTGTACTCATATTTCAAATCGGTGTGATAGTAAATCCGGCATTTGTACATATCTGCCATTGAATAACCGCAATCAATAATGAGTTGGTTACGCTCCGGATAAATGCCTATAACCTTTGCTTGTAACTCAATTCCATTAAGACCTTGCTTTTCTTTGTCAACACAATATGGGATTGTACCAAACAACATATATTCACCAATACGAACATCACTTATGAAACTAGGCAGTTTACTATTTTGCCCAAGCCAAAAACTACCTCCCAAGCTGATAGACTCAATATCATTACGCAGGCCGTTCCAGATACGGAACAGTTCTTTTTCCGAAGGGTGATTTTCATTCAGACAACCGGAAGTAATCAAACCATATATATGGGAGCTTGAAAGTGTCCTTATTTCATTGACCAACTTACTTGCTTCATAAATGCTTAAGCCTTCTCTATTATCACATGCATTAATCGGAATATAAAAATTATGTATTCCTTGGCACGCATTTCCATTGATAGTAAGATATTTCCAAACATCCGCAAATGATGTAACCACAGCACCGCTATTCCCCTTTACTGCCTTTCCGATAGAATAGCATATACTGTCTTTTAAATGGAGTCCAAAAATCTTATTTCTTATCTTATCCGATATATGCTCATAAATATCTTCATAAAAATCCTTGAACATTAACGAAATAGGGACATTAACAAATGATTGAGCCTTTTCAATGTTTTCTATTATATTCTTGGTATAGACTATAACTTTCATAGTTCCCACTTTAAGATTAAACGTTCAATTTCTTTGTATTTGGTATCTCTTTTGAATGAGAACCCTGCATTGATGAAACTCTTCATGCTTGCCTCATTCTTAGGCGATGTCATAGCAAATATCTCTTGCGAGCCATTGGAAATCAGTTTGGCAATATTGGCATTGAGAAGGATATACTGAAATCCGTTCCCCCTATAATCAGCATGAACAAAGCATTTATCCACGTAGGCTGTACCGTATTCAGTGCAATAGGCAAGTGAGTAGGCAACCAGCTTGTCATTTACCAACAACCCGAAACTGCAACCGGATTGCAAGCACTTCACTATATCTTCCGTCTCAGAGGGAAAACACATATCCGGATTGGCAAGAAGAGTCCGCTCCATCTTTTCAATATCGGACATATCAGACATGGACAAAACTTTTACTTGCATTTTGTACTCAATGTTTCCTTTTTCAGTTGGGAACAATGGTTCGTAACGGTCAATCCATGCTTTAGAGAGAAATGTATCGATATCAACTTTAGGCAACAATGCTTTTCTGCAACTGTCGAAAACATCTAATACAAATTCCTTATGCTTAGCAAGTTGTTCGCTTTTCAACGGACACTTACCACTACGAAACACAAAACTTTTTTTCACCGATTTTACCCACAAAGGATAAGTTTTACACATAATAGGCTTGTAACCATTATCACATGATTTGCAGTCTTTAGCGATACATTTTACCTTTTTACCGCCAAAGTAATCATCATCTATAATCTGTAAATGGGAGATTTCTTTTTCATGCCCGTCAAGTTCATGGGGCAAAATTACAATATGTCCGTCTGATCCGAACGAACAACACTTCCAACCGCATCCGGAGTTTTCACATGCTCTTATTAGTCCTTTATTGCTCATATATTTAAGTTGTATATAACTTCATATACATTTTGCGTTAAATGCCTGCCGGGCATATTCCCAGCAGGCTTAACACAAAAAATCAATCATCTGCAAGCTACTTGCAAGAACACTTATGCAGTCCTTCGGCTTCTTTTAGTCGTGTCAGATGGCAATTTCCATCACCCCGTAAACTACACAAGCTTTAATGTTTTTGCTTTTGCTTATCGCTACTATAAGGATTGAGCGGAAACAGGGAGTCGAACCCCACTCTTTGGCTGGAATACCAACGCTCTACCGATGAGCTATTTCCGCAAACGCTCGTCTTTCCGAGCTGCCAACATTATGAACCGCCATGTAGCCACAGTCAACATTCACATGATTTTGTGAAGATCCACCTTGATTGATACCCTTTGGACTTATATGGGTTTTACCATACTCTCTCAATCTACTATTTTCTTCTATATATCGGTTGCTCCCATAACAAACTCAAATTTTAGAAAATGGTGCGTTCATTGATACAAGGCTGTGGGAACTCAAGGATTCGAACCTTGTTCTTCGGATTTTCAGTCCGACGCATAGACCATCTTTGCTAAATTCCCTTTTGCCTATGCTGTCAAACCACCGCTTGCTTGGCAAATCTGGCAGCATTCCATCAAACGCTATTGATGGTTGGCTAATAATTCTGGGTTATCGTATATATTTCCTTTTATTTCATATTCATATAAAACGACTCCATGTTCATGCCCATCATTCCAATCTGAGGAATATACAAAATCTGACACAATGTAACCTTTATAAGTTTTATGTTTTATACCAAAAACTCCGTTATCAAAACTCACTTCACCTATAAACCCATAGTCATATCCATCTGTAACTATTCGTTCAACAATGTCACCCTCATATATTTCTTCCCCATTCTTGTCAAGCAAGCCTGTGAACTGACCAACAGAGTCTTCCTTCACTTGCTCCCAATCGTCAAGTGTACCTCCTTGATGAATCATTGGAAAGTGGTCGTCATCGTCTTGAAATAACCAACCGATAATCCATTTTCCGCTTTCAACGTGTTTACCTCTAAACTTAATATTTCTTCTCATACTCAAAACAAACTTGCTTGTTCATACTTAGGTTCTTTCTTCTCAACAACTCCAAACTCTTTGATTTCAATACCTGTCTTTTCAGTAAGCCACTTAGCCAAAATATGCCGATGGCAGAAATCACCCGGCTTTTCGTAACAGCAGAGAGCAACATCTTTGCCTTCACTGAGTCGCTGGATGGTTTGTATCAAATCTTGTGGATTGACTTTTGCAAGGACATCATTCAAATACATATTCGTGTATTCTTCATAAGTCCATTTATCATCCAGCATATATCTTTTTGGTGCAACCTCTATTATTTGAGGAGCATTATAATATCTTGGCTTCCCTAACGCAACACATATCATTTTTACGTTTGCGGCTGCCAACTTTCTGTAATTTCCGAAATAACTTGTGTAAATTTTCATTGCTCTTTTTTTTATTTTTATGGTGTAAAGATATAAAATATGGCGTAAAAAACGTCACTTTTAGTCATAAATTTATTTAATTTGATGATTTTATTGTCTCAACCTTGTAACATTTCATCATGTGATCTGTTTCGCACCCCATATTGAAAATATTGCCGAGATAATATTTGCGTACTTCTTGCCATGATAAGTTGATAGGGGTAACGAACCAGTCTTTATTACCTTGTTCGTCTTTTAAATACACTTTTACAGTTGTTTTCATTGCTCTATATTTTATCCGTTATACGCTGCTGTTATCTTTTCTGCTTTCAATTCTTTGGTAAGCTCTCCATTCTTGTAGAAGAGTACAGCAACAACTCTCACCGTTTCTGACAAGAACCGGCCACAATCATTGGTTAACTTCACTTTTAGCTTGCTTGCCTTGGCTAAACTTTTTGTACGCTTCTTTATTGTGTTTTTGAATCCGAAAACATAATCTTCGGTATCAATCTCAAATGAATATGTAGTGGAATACATCACTCTTTGAAGCTCTTTTGTTAGTTCTGTTACTTTGCTCATTTGCTCTCTTCTATTATTAGTCGTTATTATTTCCAAGAAGTTCTTGTAAAGCAGACTTATATCCGTCCAACGCCTGTTGTGTATATCCCAATCTGAATTTTTTATCTGCTGAAAGAGAGTCGTTGTTCAATCCTTTTTCAATAGCTTCAATGTTTGCTTTGTAGTATCTGATAAGTTCTTCTGTTTTCATTGCTCTTGACTTTTACTTGTTATTAATAGGTGTTATTTTGATATTGTAAAGATACAAATAATATATTGAATATCAGTATTTTACATCTTAAATATCGCAAGCTTAAACTTTGTTTAACTTTCTGTATTTCAATGTGTTACCAAATTTTTCAACGGTGGTGCCGCTCCGCTTGTTGCCTCCACGCCTGGATAGTTGGTTATTTAAACACGTGATCTATAAATACCGTATTAGTTTGCCATTCTCCGCGCTTTTTGAAAACGAAATACCCGCGTATTGTTGCCGTTTCATTCATTCCGTTTGCAAAATCATAAGCGGCTTGTTGGTCCTTTCCGAATTCTTCGTTTATCGTTCCGCTGTTATTGCTCACCCTATAGCGTAGCTTTGCAGGGGCTTTTGTTCTATCTGTAATAATATTCATACTTTCCGTTTTGTGCAATTGCTTGCGGTTAATAATTCGTTATTAATGTCCTGCATACACTTTTCGTGTTAATGGTGTATGATAAATTCGATAGTTGCCAAATGGGTAAGATGTTCTAAAATATTTCTTTACGTTTGCTACATACGCAAAATAAATGTGGTCAATCTTTTTACAACGCACTGTATTGTCCAATGAAGCAAGTGCAACCCGGCAAAATTGTTCTTGTAAATTTGATAGTGTTTTCGTTCTCATATTCGCTTTGATTTAATGTTTTTAAGTTTATAAAACTAGTTCCCGTATATTCATCAAAGACTACGGTTAAGCCGATACGGGATAATTGGTTACTTTTGGTTTTTCCATGTATTGTAGTCATTCGTAGACTCAAAACACATAAAGCCTCCATACACCTTGGCGACATTTGAAGGCGTAAACGGACATTCTTTAATAGCTTGATATCTTGTTTTTACTTCTGCAAAATAAACTCTCATAATCACTTTATTTTATTTGCAATGCTGCGTAGTATCCTCCGATCCATATTAATAACTCTTTCGGGGTGAAATACCCGCTTATACGCTTATTCGGGTAACGTGTTGTTATTTCGCCGTCATCACCATCCGCCAATATTATAGAGTATGTTTGTTTCGACAACCTTGATGGATAGAGGGCGAAACCATTTGCCCTGCAATATGATTGTAATTGCTTTAATGCTTCTTTCTGTGTTAGATTCATATTCTTATGGTGCTGATTTCAACATATATTTTGATAAAAGGATGGATTTACTTTTCTCTATCTCGCTATTGGTGTCAATACCAATCTGCTGGTAGAATCCGACATTACCGGAAAGACATTCATACGCAATTTTCAATGTTCTACGTTCTTCTTTTGTAAAACCTACGCGGAACGTGGAGAAAATAGCCAATGCGGCTTTAAAATCACCGCACCGGAGTAATGAGATTGCTTTATTGGTTTTCGTTTCCATTTCCCCACAACTTTTTAGCAAGCTCATAATTCTTTTGTGCCTCATTAACTGCTTTCTTGGCATAAGTAAGAGTATAAGCATGTTCACGCGGATATTTGCCAGACTTTACACCTTCATGGTATTCTTTCGCTTGTTCCAACTTGTGTTTGTAGAAGTCAATGCTTTCCGGCATTGAGAGATTAATCGTATTGGCTCTTTCTTCCCAATATTTGGCCACTCTTTCATGTTCATTTGCCTTATCAATGAACTCAACGCTTTTACCCATGTTGTTCCAAGCATCATCTATTGCTTTTCTATGCCTTCTTTCGCTATGATGTCCGACCTTGATAGGTTCTCCAAGTGAAAGGAAATCTCTATCCTTATTCGATTTATCAAAGTATTGCTTGCTTTTACGTTCAGACGATGCGGCCCATTCATGTCTGCGTTCTGCCCTTTGTTTCGCCCATTCCTGAACATTAAAACCGTCAGCCCTTACTATAGAGTAATAGTAAAAACCGTCTTTCTCGAAAATCAGATTGAAAACGATGCTTTCGTTTTCTTTGCCATACTTGGTGGTAACTAGAATTTCTTCACCTTTTTTGTGCATCTCTTCGCACTTTGCCAAAAACACGTTTGGCGCAAACTTGTAATATGTGTTCATTGCTCTTATGTATTAAATTGCTAACTTTAATATTTCTATATCTCGAATAAGTCTATTGGCTCTCTGCCTTTCATTACTTGCAAAGTCTTCATTACAGATACTTTCGTAGAATGCCGCATTTTCTTCTGCTTCTTTTAACGACATCTCTTTGCGTTCTATCAAAGACTTTATTGTATCAATATCATTGCTATTAATAATTTCTTCTAAAGCTGTCTTCTTTGTTAATTCGATTGTTGCTTTCATTGCTCTTGTCTTTTAATTGTTAGTAATATTGGTTTCTTTTAAGTATTGTAAAGATACTCATTATCAATGAATTAGCCAAATATTTACACAATTATTTTAGTCGTAAGATACTCATAACCAAAGATTTAACTTTTAGAGTAAAACAGCAAACATAATACAGATGATGCATCGGAAATGATTACTTTGTATAGCTCAACCATTTCCCTTTTTTAATTTATCTAAAAACTTGCTATCCCCTAAGTAATCAGCACTGATAGCCTTCTTGCTTTCGATAATCTGCTCTAAAAGTATTATACATTCCTTTCTTATCTCTTCGGTTTCATTATAACCGCAAGCGTTGTCAACCATTATCTTTATGTTTGATTTGGGTTTAGAAAGTTGTTCACAGAGAATTTTCAACCGCCAGTAACAGAAATCAATTGTGGCTATGTGTTCTAACTTGTTCATTTCTTTTTAAGTATTTCAATACATTCCTTTATCCCATCATCGAAACCTTGTTTATAGCCTCTAGTATATTCCCCTATATTATATACCGCCATTGACAGAAAAAATAGAAGGATACCTAAAGCCTTATGCCAACCAGGAAGCGAGATGGAAAACGGCTTGAATGTTATTGTAAGATCACCAACCCATAATAGGGCGATAATACATGTAGATATAAATAAAATTGTTTTCATATTCAATACTTTTTCCCGTTCAACATAGGTCTTAATTCATTGTATCTTATCTTCTGTTCGATATGCCAAAGCAAATCTATGTCAAGATGTTTGGCAAGTCCAAAAATTGACAGTATCATATCATTCACAGTAATAGAAAAATCAAATATTCCGTCATATCTAACAGGAAGTGTAGAGATGGAATAGATTGATTCGGTGAAAGTTTCGTCTTTACAGGCTTCTGCCAGATCTTCAATACAGTCATCAATATCTCCGTTGGCAAGTTCAAGGCTTATCCCTCGAAGTCCTGCAAGGTCAAGCAGGCGTATAACTGCATCGCTTAGTTCGTCTGAAATCGTATCTTTGATATATTTTTCAAAACAATACTTGAAATTGACATTATCGTGCGGTTCTTCATCCTCATAAGAAGATTTAAAAGATTCCCTGTCGGCACGTTTCCCTTTTCGGTCCGCTTCCACAGCTTCCATAAGCTCGGAAATGACAAGACAAAGAAGATGTTCATTACTCAGCTCCTTATCATGGAAACTGTGCTCGCAAGCGGTCTTATAAGCACGGTCGTGTAGTTCGTTCAAGTTAATATTCTTCATTTCCTTAGTCCTAATTTAATTTCCTCATCCTTAATTATTTTCCCAATCTTATCGGCTTCCTCATACCGTTCTTCTTTTATCAACAGTCTTTGCAATTCCGAAAGCTGGTTAATGTAAACAATATCGTTACGATCTGATACATGGCGAACATATCCTTCTATCTTATCTATCTTATCCATCTTGTCTTCCATGCGTCTGTGCCACTTGCTTACCAAGATTAAGGTAAACATCAAAGCACAAGCATTTAATAAGACAAGGATACCTTTAAATATTAATTCTGTTGTTTCCATAACAATATAATCTGTTAATCAATAAGTTCAAATTCATAAACAAACATGAAAGGGTTACTTTCCCATATACATTTGCCTAATAATTTGTATATGAGAGATACAAAGGCTTGTTTTGCATTAGGATACTTATACTTTCCAGATTCATCAAAACTATATGTAAAACCCATGCAATCGGTATGCGGTGAATCAAATCCTAAAAAATATTTTCCTATACCTTCTTTCATACAACTTTCATCATCTATATCTTGGAGTCGTTCAATCTTAACATTGATAATGCGGATATGATGTGTCATGGCATCAGCGCGAACAAATAACTTGTTGCGCCAACCTTTGCTATTCTTCCAACTACTAACTAACATATCAAGTGTTTCCAACCCTTGTTCATGGTAAACGGTTTCATAACTTTGAGCAATGGCATAAATTTCACCAACTTTGTATCGAGATAAATGCATTTTATCTTCTCTAAATGTAAATGGAACAATTTGTCTCGCCATAGTCTTCCGACCATCCAATACCGCTTGGGTTAATCCTAATTTATCGTTGAAAAATATCTTCTTCATAATCATATAAGTTTTAATGCTTCCTGTAATCCGGCTTCAAGTGCTTCTTCATAAATATCCCATTTACCACCGTCATTAGGTCCTTCATAAACAGAACTAGTTATATGAGTTCCATTATCAGCTTTAGATATTTCGTATCCATAGCCACAAGCACAGTTATATACACATATATGAATATTTTTGGTTTCACGTAACCACTTTTGGGCGAGAGATTGTGAAGGTGCAGAAAGACAATCATTTTTTTCATTGAAATTCTCGGATTCATCGTAAGTTTCAGACAGTATCATATCACCTTCTACGCAATCTACTTCATAAAAAGTAAATACATCTTCCTTGAACCCTTTCTCTTTCAGCAGTTTCGCTGTTTCTAATGTTACAAATTCTTCGGTCATGGTTATTCTCCTTTTAGTTCATTAATTAAAACATCAGCACAAGCAATTGCAAACCGGGCAATGCCTTTAGGTATGTACTTCTCATAATTTTCTTCAGAACAAGCATAATGTGATTGATTGATGTCACTTAAAATCCCTTGCATTGCGGATTTAGCCAGTTCGTATCTACGCTGTTCCCAGTCAATAGCTGAAAAATCAAGTTCGCATTCCTTGAAAACCATGTTATCACATACATATAAATAATCTCTGCTATGTTGAGAGTTGATGTTTAATCGGGGAATTACATCTACCAAAACCCCTGTTGATTTTACTCTTGCTTTCATATTTAATTTTCTGATTTAATAATAGTACCAAATGAACGATACCTACGCCAAACCATATTTCCACGTTGAATACTAATAAGCCAATCACAAGCCTTAAAAACTTGTCCTACATTGTATAAATATGGTCGTTTTTGAATTTTTCTTTTTATTCTTGCTTTCATTGTCCCATTGTTTATTTAATCGAAATACATTACTTTCTTACCTATACATACTTTGAACCTTGAAACAACTTCACTATGTTGTGTAATACTATTGGGATTATATTTGTTAACAAAACATCCAGTACGTTTATGGTATCTGACACAAGCATTTTCAGGAGATTTAGCCAATATCTCTTTCTCATCGCTAAAACTAAAAAATAAATTATCTCTGTATGATACCTTATACCACTTCACTTGGCTTCTTATCTTTTTAAAATACTTAGCTTTCATCATTCCTCCTTTATTTTAAAGTGTTCAATTAGTTCGTCTACAGTAGCCTTGCGCCATTTAATAGATACTTCTAATATACTGTCATTGTCTTTATTATAAACCCAAATTCCTTCGGGTGAAATAAACCACTGAAACTTATCTGTATCATCCCTCAATGCAGCTAAAGCCAGGAAAAGTTCCTCGTTGGTTCCGCAATCAATGCCGTTACAGTCGTTGAGTGATTTTATATCATTAACCCAATTATCGCTACATTCGAGATTGTCGTATTCTATTGGGGAAAGCATTTTATATCCAACCTCTTCCAGCTTTTTTCTAAGTGCTTCGGTATTCTTTCTTATAAAACACGGTGTTGTGAATCCCATAATTATTCCTCCTTTCCAACTTTAACATATCCGTTTTCAATGCACCAGCACAGCATATCATAGGCTGCATCAATAGGCTCTTTACTTTCTGTAATATTTATCATAGACCTAGTATAAGGTTCTATATACAAGCATGTATAGCTATCTGCAAGTTTCTGGATGGTAAGCACTTGATTGCCGATGAAGCAAGGCAGCTTATCAAGAATATCCTGCAAGGTGTAAGTAGAAATTGATTCATACGACATAAACCCACAAGTTTGAAATTCCTTATGCAAGCTCAAAAACCATTTACCTTTTGATTTGTCATCAATACGGCTTCCATGCGACACTCTCGCCCAATACATACTTGCATCACTCGTATCTAACCCTAGTTCTTGCAAATGCTTCATTTGCTCGATTGACAATACCTGCTTCATTTCTTTTCCTCCTCTGTTTTAATATCCGTTACTTTGCCACGATTGACAAAACACAGATCTGTATTTGGATATATGTGAAATATATCGCAAATAAGATCTAATCTATTATCGCATTCATTTCGTAATGAGCAATCTGCACATGCTCCATAGCACAATTCATGCAACACACCGTCTATTATTATTCCGTTATTTATTTCCATATTGTCTAATTAATTTAATTGCTAATAGAGGGTCTTTATCTCCTATTTGATTGATTAGCTTTGTAAATTTGTCCACTCTACCATAGTGTCTAACGCAAATAGCATTTGCCTTCATCGAGCGTCCTAATCCGTATAAATACTCCATGCGTACATTTCTACGGATATTCTTCATTATCTTTTTTGCTTGTCTTAATTTCATATCTCAATCTCCTTTCTCTTTAATCCGTTCAAGTACATCCCTGTTCGCTTCTAATATTTCATCGAAAGACGGGATGGGCATCCACATGTCACATTCGTAGTCGTTCCAATCCTCAAATTCAAATCCTCCCTCTGTCGCAACGTATGGCGATCTCCCGGATGAAACAACGATATAGCCACTAACAATCGCTCCATTTGATACCATTCTGCAAAGAACAAGCTTGTTTGGTTCCGGCAACCGTTCCTTAACACTTATCCAAGGTGATTGCTTTGACTGCCACTCTGCACCTGCAATGAACCCTTGATAATATGCAGGGAATAAACTACCACTGCTTCTACTTTCAGCGAAAGAATGAGCTGTTTCTTCCAATGTCTGTTTCATATCCTATTCTTTAAAGTTTCTCATGTATTCGCAATCCTCATCACATACACCTTTCTTTGCACAGTGAGGGATATTAGTTCCCCGCTCATATTCAAAATTATAACATAGGTTTCTGTATTCTTTCCTTCTTTCCATAGGACCAAGTGTTCTTGCTGAACTCCATGATTCATAGTCATTGCTAGATGCCTCTTTAAGAACGCATCCATCATCGTTATATAGCTTTCTAACTTCATTCATAATCTGTTCCGTTTTGAGGATTATCCATTAAACTTAAACTCATCCATATATCCCATTTCTTTCAAGCGGATATTAAACTCTTCAACCGAATCATTATTAGGAATGAATTGCTCAAGAACATCGTTAAAAGGGTGCAGATCGTTTTTTAAAATATCATTAGCCTCTTCTTCTCCACGTTTCTTTCCTAATCGGTCTTCGCATACTTCTATGTAATCATCTTTTGTCATATTGTAGTGTGTGACTGTATCAACAATTGTACTAAACCTACAATATAAGCCGTTTGGCTGTTGGGCTATAAATGATCCCATAATTACCTCCTTCTAATTTTTTATTTATCCACGGTTGATTTTACAATAATCTTATTATCGGATGATGGCATTACAACCACATTCCCGGCATCTGTGCTAATTTTTAAGATAGGATTAGAATTTGCGTCAATACTGGCTACTATAATCATATCTCCAAAAACATATCTTTTATCTTGTTCCAATTCATTCATATTCTAATTAGTTATTAATTAATCCTCTTTGTACCAATCTGGCTTTGGAAACCTATCCGAAAAAAATACTTTATTGACTTCTTCACTTTCAATATTGGAAGCTTCCGGCCATAAATCTTTCAACTCTTCAATACTATTGATATAGGCTACTAAAACAAAGTGGTGAGCACTTTCACCAGTGCACCAATATGGATATTGGATTGGCCATCTTAATGGACGATAATCTCCATCGCACTTTTCCTTATCTACAAAAAATCTTACTCTAATCATCTTATATCATATTTTTCGTTAAACACAGAATCCGCTTGCTGAAACTGCTTCGTGAAACGATTCTCTTTATATTTTCTCGGCGAAGCACATCCCACTATTAAAGCGAGAATAGCACATATTAAAAGTATTTTCTTCATTCCTTTCTAACATGTTACTTTTTTCAATTTATTAAAAGCCTTCTCTTTATCAAATCTAATCCCATCTTTGAACTCCAATATCAACCCCCAAAGCTGGCTTTTGTAAACATCACCTGCTTTATAGTCAGTCTTATAATGGCATTTCTGTGTAGTGGTTATTTCCTTAAATATATTCGTTGCATTAAGATATGCGGCTCCCCATTCTGTAAGCTCTACACTAACGGTATCATTCAAATCTATTTCTATCATAAATATTCCTTTCTCATTAGTGTTACGTTAATCCTCAATGGAATACAATGCCTGCATACACTCAAAGGGGAAAGATGAATTTAAAGCATCATAAACTTCTTCCGGTATATCCTCTTCGCTTTCAAAATCCCCTTCAGCTCCTTCCGAGCCAAATACGGTTGCAATATGCTTTTCTTTAAATTCTTTGCCGTTAATAATTACGGTAGTCTCCCATCCTTCAGAAGTAATTTCTAATTTTATCTTATTCATATCAAATTAGTTTTGAATTATATTTGAATTAATAAATTGGCACATCATAGCCCTTTTCAATCAAAAACTTTATTGCATTTAACCCAAGACGTTCTCCATGCCATTTTTCTGTTGACCACTCTCTATGATAGTGGTAGGACAAATCTTTGGTATCCAAAAAGAAAGTAAGTTCGCTACTATCTCGATTATCCTCTTTCCGTGTAGATTTGTATGAACACCATACTGAATCTCTAAACATGGTATTATCATACTCAGTCAAAGTTGGATAATTCCAATAGTCAGGATGAGCGCAGCATCCTTGAATTACTGCAACCTGCAAAATATCCTCTTCTGATATTTGCATTAAAGGCTTATCGCCAATCACTATTTGCTTCATTTTTATTCGGTTATTCGTTAATTGGCAATCTCATAAAGCACATCCATATTGTCTTGCTCTGTCTTCCAGTAGTATGTCCGAAAAGAGGTTTGAACGGGATAACAGACAAAACTTCCGCAGCTTTTATCTCACTCTCGTTCCATTTGAATATAAGCGTGCCGTTAGGTTTCAAGACGCGCATACACTCAGTAAATCCATCGTGTATGAGTAACTGCCAGTCTTTCGGCAGTTTCCCGTACTTCTTAGCCATCCATGAGGTTGTACCAAGTGTTTTCAGGTGCGGTGGGTCGAATACCACCATGTAGAAAGAATTGTCCTCAAACGGCAAGTGGGTGAAATCGGCTATTATATCCGGTTTTATCTCTATGGTCCTGATCTTATCTCTATCCTTGGCTGTTACTATCTCCGATCTCTTATCAACGAATAAGGCAAGAGGATTATGTTTGTCAAACCAAAACATACGGCTGCCACAACAGGCATCTAATATGATTTTTGTTTCACTCATTTTTTTATTGTTATACGCCAAATAGGCTTGTTTGTATTAAAGTTCCTTTCTCTGTTTTTATTTCTCCATAACACTCACGTCGAAACCGATCCTCCTGTGCTTCAAAATAATCTTTATCTATTTCGGTTGCATAAAAATCGAAACCCAATTTGTATGCGGCTATGCGATTGCTCCCACTTCCTAAGTGAGAGTCAAAAATCTTATTTCCTGATTTTGCATAATTTTTCAAAATCCAAGCATAGAGAGATATTGGTTTTTGCGTGGGATGAATCTTATCATCCGTCCTATTATCATACTTAAAAATTTTAGCAGGTGAATTGAAAGAAGTCCACGCTATTTCAATTTGAGAGAAATTAGGCCAAGGTTGCATTTTATCCCAACATATTATACAACGTGTTGGTGGTAAATTGAAGTAATTCCCACCCCATATTATCTGATTTTTACTTACACGAAACAATTCCTCAAAATATTCTTTTGAAGGACGTGTATCCCACCGTTGAATATTTCCACTGTTTAAGCATCGATTTTTTAATTTCCCTCTTCCGTGTGTGCTTTTTTTATCGAGCCCATATGGAGGATCAACTATCGCTAAATCAAAAAACTTATCTGAAATACTTTTCATGTATTCCATACAGTCCATATTATATGTTTTGCTTATTGGCATGTTAACTCCTTTCCAATTCTAATTGTATTATCAGCCAACTGTTAATCAACTTCCACTAACTCACCGTTTTCTAGTCTATACCATGTGTCGGCCTTTACAATCTCTCCATCAACTAATACAGCCTTCCAATCGACAATATCATACGTATCTTCCCCTTCTTCAGCTATGACCAAAATTGCACCTATTCCGCCCTTTACCCGAACATTGTTGCCTCTTGCCACTGACAGACCATTTGATCCGGTTGAAGCCTTTCCTCTTGCCGTGGCAGCACCTCTATCACCAGCCGTGGCAGCACCACCATCACCAGCCGTGGCAGCACCTCTATAACCAGCCGTAGCAGCACCTCTATAACCAGCCGTGGCAGCACCGCAATTACCAGCCGTGGCAGCACCTCTATAACCAGCCGTGGCAGCCCCACTATAACCAGCCGTAGCAGCACCACTATCACCAGCCGTGGCAGCACCATAATCACCAGCCGTAGCAGGTTTTCCCGGTTCCGCATTACACTCGTTAGTACACCGTTCCTTGACAAAAGATACAGCTGCTTTCACAAGCCCCCTTATATCAAGCTCAGCGCCTATTCTAATTTTTGAAGAACAAACCTTGTCACTTTCTGAACCGTCTATTTTACCGCTCTGTTCAACCTCACAAAACCTTGACCCGGCTGGCGCATAGTAACCAAAAACATCCAGAGGGTAAGGACATGCATGAAAACCTTTCTCACATGCCTTTATGTCGCCTGTTTCTTCATACTCCTTACCTACCTCATACTTAAACCCTCTACAAGATAAATCTTTGTCAAACGCTTTATAAGTCTTTAATTTCTGTTCCATGATATTGTTTATTTGTTGTTATTTTGATATTTTGATTATTTTTTATTCAAAGATCGGGCATTTTCTTCTGCCCAACAGATGTATTCCATGAAGCCTGTAGCATGGCTTTTCGGGAATCGAATCGTATTTACGATATATGGCACAACGGCGGCAGATGCGATGTATACTGTATTTCCCTTTTGCGCCGTAACATACCACAGGATAACCGTCAGCAGTTTTCATGATTTTCTAAACAAATGACTGAACGCATTATCCAAATCCAGGTCCAAATTCAGTTTGGACGGGAAAGATTTAATGTATTCGTACATCTTATAAGCGAGGTTGTCATCATCACCGCATCTGTCAATCAGTGTGAGTAACATAGCATTCACCATGTCAGAATCATTGCCGAAGTTTTCCTGAGTGGATTCACTGCAATGATTCACATCACTTTTCAATCTCTTTATCGCGGCTATGGCTGTGTTGAAGTTTCTTTTTGAATCGTGTCTGAGTTCAAAGCCTTCCTTCTTGTATTTCTGCTGCATTTCAAGAAGGTTGGTTTCTAAAACGTCCGTGAGGACAAATACGATGTTGGTTATCGTATTCAGTTTGTCTGTTCCTTGCATGATCGTGTATTTTTTATCAATTATTTTATTTGATACAACCTATTTTAAAGCCGTATAATGAATTTTCCTGCATGAAAGTATCAACTACAGGCTTTCTTGTTGAAAATCTTGTCACGGGGCTGGAAATGCGGTATATCGTTTTCTTTCTTTGCCCTGTCAATCCATCTTTGGAATTTGGCGGCTACAAGAGGACAGTGGATGCGCAGGTTCCTGTCGCGTTCCGCTTCCCATTCACGTATCTTTGTCTGCATCTCGGTATTCATAAATTTCTCCTTTTTTCGTTATGATTCTTTCTTTTGAAAACTGTTACAAATTTGCCCGTATCTGTCACAGGCGCACACTCTATGCCCTTTGGCCCTGCAATACGCAGAATTGTCCCCGAAGTTCGAAGCATTCTTGCAGTTCCGGCATTTTACATATACGGGTTCCGGCTTGACTTTCTTTGCCATACTGTCAGTATTTTCATGGCTTCCTCGTCCCCGGATTCCGCCCGACGTTTCAACTCGTTGTACCAAGTCAGGGAAGAATAACCTTCGGGAGGAATGAATCTTCTGCCCTCTATCTCATCCTGCACCCTTTTCCGGTTTATCGCGTCCAGCTCATGATCCCTTTCGGGCTTGAACTCCTTGAAGAAGGCGTTGCCTATTCTTCTGGCATCGAAAGACGCGAATGAATTGTCATACTTCCCGGCCTTGTAGCGTGCGAAAAACAGCATCAGTTCGGAAAGCTTGTAAGCCTTGACCTGTGAGGCAAATGACTGACAAAAGATTCTTATCCCATCGGCAACGCCCTTTTCTTTGCTGTTGGAAGCCCCGAATATGCCGGACACCTGTATGTCAATCCAATATTCGGAAGAGCCACAGCCGTAAAGCGCATCATACTGCATCAGCGATGGACAGTCTGCCATATAAGCCCTTTCCGGGTTTTGAAGGGCATATCCCCACTGGACCGGTGAAAACACCCTTTCAACCTCAGAACGGTCTTTCCATCTGGTCAGCCAAGCCTTCTTCGAGGTCTCGTTTATGTTGTTGTAGCAAGCTAAGAGCGTAGGCGTTAACTTCCTGTTTGTCTGTATAATTGCGCCTATTGTTGTTTCCATTGTTCCGTTGTTTTTCAAGTTCAATTTTTAGCCATCGGGCAAAATGCGATTTTGCATCTTGGGGTGATTTAACAGTTTCTCCCTCGTTTTGGAGCTTCATAAAAAACTTCTCCAAATAATCATAAAAATCAGGAGGCGCGAAATCCTTATACCCACATAAACGAGTATTCATGCAGACAGCTTCCATCCATGAACTATTCGACTTCAATTCTTCATAGCACTCATCCAGCCCCCTTTCAAAAATCCCAGTCGGAATTTCTTCATACGCGCACGGGGGAGAGAGATAATTATCTTTGTCTTTATCTTTGTCTAATGCGCGTACATTATACTGTAAGGGCTTAGGTTCTACTTTAGGTTCATGGTTAGGTACAAGGTTAGGTTCAACTTTAGGTTCAACTTTAGGTGTCAAATTTTGATAGCTAATCTGATACCTTGTTTTGTCCCGTTGTCCTTTTCCGCCTGATTTGAATGTAATAAGACCCGCCTGAACTAATCTGTTACGTGCTGATTTCATTGAGTTGACCGACACTCCCACGTCAGATGATACCTTTGTATCACTACGCGTCCAGCTATCCACCCAGCCTAAACGATTCGCTGTTTTTATCAAGTAAAAATAAAGCCTCGTTTCACAGCAGGTAAATTCCCAGTCTTCGTCAAGAGACCAAAACCAATTAATCAGTTCTATATAAGTCATATATTTTTAAATAATGTCCATATCTACTACAGAAGTGTTTTATTATACCAAAAGGATATTACGATAGAAATAAAATAAGCTCTATATTTTCATTGTTTCTATTTGTGGAACTCGGAAACAACTACTCATACAGAGCTAAATTATATCTTTATCATACGAGAGTTCCACCAATCGCATTTATTATTTTCACGGTGTAAAGCTAATCAAAAGTGAAGTAAAAACAATCACTTTATACCTTTTATTTTCCCGTTATTAACATTTTTTCTAATATCCTTTCCTTTGTAATGCCAAATCCTGCTTTGCAAATGATATTTGAGTACGTATGTTATCTCCAGCGTGAACAAGAGTTCGATTTATGCGATCTAGCCATACGACCAACTGATTAGCAGTCACACTTTGAGCTGCAACGAACTTAATTGCAACAGTTGCCGGAACTCGTGACAAGAATTCCATGTGTTGAGAATACACGTTTGCTGTCACTTGGTCTTGATATGCCTTTGCATCCGCCAAAAGTTTCCCACTTCTTGCAAGGTAGACATTTATATCTGTCAGACGATCTACCAATTCTTTCGGGTTATCACTGGCTGTTATTTCAAGAAAAGACTGCATCTCTTCTATTTCCTGTATGATAGGAAGTAGAGGACAATCATCTATCTTACACGAGCCCATTCCGTCATTTTTAGGGCAGTATTTACAATTTATTTCCATGATAATTATAAATTAAGTTATTATTTTAAATTACAATATACGCTTAGAACCAGTTATCTAATGCTCAATTCATACAGAAGTCAAGAAAAAACAGATTGCTTTTCTCTGCCTCGTATTCATCTATATGAGAACCACAAGATTTCAGTTCTGATACCTCATGCTTTAAATTTTCGTTTTCAGCTTGCAAGCGATAACATTCTGCTTTACATTGGGCATATTCCGTAAATGCCTTCAGCATTGCCATGTACTGATTATAATCTATTCTATCTTCATAACGATGTGTTTTTACTGTGATAATTACTCTAAACCTACCGCCCGAATTGACGGTAGGGCGTCATAAATGAGAACGTTGGTTAACCCCCATACGGCACTTACGCTTTTTATATGTGGCAAAATATTTCTTACAAAACCTGCTCTAATAATTACTTAGGGCAGGACACTTCCACGTGTTTCCATTGCTCTTAAATTCTATTCCCTGACCTTGTTTATTGAAAGTTCCGGGAACTTATTTCCTTTCACCTGCTCTGCCATTACATACATATAGCAGAAATCCGCTGCTTGCTTATAAGTTTCAAACTTGAAAACAACATTTGAACCCTTTTTTGAGACCTTGTATTTCATTGTATGAGTTTATATTGGTTTCATTATAGCTCCATTAAGACGCTGTGTAGTTCTTATGTAATCATCAAGAAGCTCTTGTAATATGAAGTCCGGATAAACGTTCACAACACCGAAACGGTCTATGTTCACCTTATTTACCGGATACCCCTTTTCCTACACAGACGTGTAGCGTCATTGCCGAGCTTCGAAATGTCACTTACATAAATGGGGAGCTTATGCCTCTGCACGTATGCAGACATAGTGGAACACCCATATTCACCAATAGCTTTTTGGGAAAGTTTTTTAACCTCATCTTCTAGCGCGCCTAACCTTAGTTCTGTAGATTTAAGCCTGTTTTCCTGTTCCACATTGGTTTTGGCCAGTTGAAGAATCAATTCTGCCTGGCTCATTTCAACGGTTGAATTCAAAATATGATCCATTGCTCTATATTTTTATATTAAAGTATTGTGTTTTATAAATTAATCGAACGGTTTATCGCTGTTCTTATATCGTTACGATAATCACGGTTCCAATCATTACGTCCCATGCGTGAACCGTAATAGGAACGGTAGTTTCTATAGTCACGATTGCCGTACTTCGATTTGTATTCGGCTGCACGCTTGGCGTTTTCTTCATTAATCTTTGCTGCTTCCTTTGCTTCCGCCCATGCTTTTTTAAGGCAGTAACTAAATGTAGCATTGAAGGTATGATTGAAAATGTAATGCGCTCTCTTCATTATGTCTGATAAATTGTAACGTTTCATATATTTAGGAGTTAATTGTTATTAGTTCTTTTATTTGATGTAAAGATATAGTATTTACTGTATATTACCAAACGAAATAACTATAATATACTATTTCTTTTGCATAAATTAATATAGTATATACTGTATTCTTCATAAATAATCTGTATTTTTGAAATCAAAAAGATAATTATGAGAATAAAGGAACTTTTAAAAGAGAAACATTACACACAACAAGAATTGGCAGATAAAATGAATGTAAGCCTATCTGCTGTTAGACAAATGGTTGCGGCTGAATCATTGACAACTGCTACACTTGAAAAAATCGCCACTGCCCTCAACGTCCCCATGTGGCAGCTATTCGCGTCCCCGGAAGAAGTGCAGCTTCCCTCAAACGACCATTCTGTCAAATGCCCACATTGCGGAAATGAGTTCCCAGTTAGCGTGAATGTTGAACTTAAAACCAAATAGTATGAAAGAGATCCTAATCATATTAATGTTTATTGTACCAGTCTTTGCAAATGCGCAAGAATATGGAAATTTGACATCTAAAGACTCACTTAATATAAACATGGATTCTTCACAGGTTGTTGTTGATTCTATTGTGGAAGCCAATTTAAAAAAAGAGCAAATAACAGCTATTGGCGGAATACCTTTTGGAATTTCCAGAGAAAAAGCCCTACCTGTATTAAGAAACAAATATGGAACAGAAGACTATCTTTCTGACAATAAACACATAGTCTTTAAAAACATAAAATATGCAGGTGTAGATTTTAACTCTGTATATTTCCTTTTTCAATCAGACGGTATTAATAGCTATTTTAATGCTTGCATATTTATCCTAAATGCAAAAACGAAAAAAGAAGCCATTGACAAACAAGACGAAATGAGAGCTCTTTTATCGAAAAAATACAATTTATATTCTTTTACAGATGATAACGGATTCGACTTATACGTTGGAGGTGTATCCCCACTATGGAACGGTAGTTCGAAATCGTTTTTAGAAGGGAATTATACTGGTGCTGTCCATATAGACATTATAAATTATGACGAAGAATTAGCCCAAAATGCTGGATTTGAATATTCCGTCCGCATAATTTACGGTCCTTTCAATTACGTAAAAGAAGAATTTTGAGCCTGAATGTATTAGAAATGACCGTCTAGATACTTTTTCTTATCGTGTCTGTTATAGCTTATTATAAGCCGCAATGTATGGATGAATATAAGGGATGCGAATGCACCCCTTTATTTATAGCAACTATTCAATATCCCTATATTTTAGATAGGGAGAACATTAGGATATTTTCGGTAATACAACTTAGTCAATGTGGATTTAAGGCTGTTATAGTCTTTGATAAAGCCTAAATCTATCCATTGAGCTATCTGTAATTCCAGTTCATACAATTCTCGGATTTTAGCTTCATCACCAATTTTATTACGCATTTCTGATTCATGTTTACCATAGACTATGATGTTTAGAGACTTGGCCAAGTCCTTAATCTTTTTTTGGAATATATCCCCAGGGAGTATTGAACAAACGGCACGACACATAGCAGGATAAGCATCTCCAGCTAAATTACGGTACTGAATCATCTCATCATATATGAGGCGTATTACCTTTACTTCAAAGCGAGGATTAATCCACATGGCAAATTTTGTAAATAAGAAAGGATGCATCCATACTTCTTCTTTAGGCCTGCCAGCTTTACCCTTTTCTTTAACCTTACTCTTCTTAACTACCTGATTATCAATTTTAGGGGAATTTTCCCCTAAACCATTTTCACGTTCTTCAGCTATGAGCGCTTCTATAAAATCTCCAGTTCTTTTAGCCAAAAGAAACTCATCCATTTTTCTTTGTTCATTATGCTATATATATTTCCATTCAAATCCTTTATGAGTTTTATATTTTGAGTATTTACTGACATTAGATGCTACTTTTGATATGCTAGCCTGATTAAATCCATTTCGTTGCGCTTCATTTACAGATTCAAATATTCTAATAATTACTCCATCTTTAATTTGTGCAACACGTTTTGACAACTTCCCATTTGTCATTGCTTTACTTATTCTATCATTATGCGTTCCATAATTGATATTATATGAGCAATCGCACCATTCAAGGTTATCAATCTGGTTATTGCTCTTATTTTCATCCTTATGGTTTATTTGTGGCAGGTTGTTAGGATTAGGTATAAAAGCCATTGCAACAAGCCGGTGTACTTTCATCCGTTTTGTTTGCTTATCAACATATATAGCGACACAAGCATATCCATTTTTATCATAAAATTGCTTTAAAGGCTTTGGCAATCCTGTTCTATTGTAATTTAATGATACAATCGTACCATCAGAATGAATTTCATATTTATTACCATTATAAAATGAGAATACTACTATATTTTTTGTTCTCTGACTAACTGTAAAATCACCCATTGGGCGAATCATGATTTGATTTGTTTTCATAATTTAGTCTTTACGTTCCAAGAACGTTCCGTACTCCTTTATACGGTGATTAATTCTAAATTTAATAAGTACAACCCAATGCACTGCAAATATACGGATAATTTTCAAAAGTGACACTTTAAGAGCCATTTTTTTAAAAAAAAGAGAGGTGCAAATACACCCCTCTTACGAAGATACAGCATAACTTCACAGTTTTCCGTATCTTGATGATACATAAAAAGCGTAAGTGCCAAAAACATTTACATCATTATTCTACAAGCTGAAAACAAAATGTCAAAGAGCGATTTATTTAAAATCAAGCATACATTATATATCTTTCAAATAATTATCCACCACTTTAATAAACTCGTCTAATGACCGAACAACAACGTACTTGTTACCATTCGCCTCACATTCCTTTTGCCAGTCTTTTTGTACTGGTCTTTGGTATTCTCCCGGCTTTTTCATTTCTACACACAAGGCACCGTAGAAACGATTACTTTTAAGAAGTATCAAATCTGCAACCCCGGGAAGCATACCTTCATCTTTCATATAAGCACCGTTTCTTGCAGAACGTCTTGCCGCATTAGGAACAGCAAACAGCATATTTCTGAGATGGGGATATTTTAAACGGAAATAACTAACACAAGAACATTGTATTTTATGTTCCTCGTTTTTGGGCTTGCTACGGCTGCTTGCCACACAATCCTTGGATTTCATCTCTTCGTATGTCATAGTTTTATTTTTTTATGTAGTATGGCATTGTTTCAACAATTTATTTATCTCTCTTATTTCTATCTTCTTCCGACGAATAGAGACGGTTAAATCATGAACTTTTTTATCGTTGCTTACTATAGCAAGTCTTTCTCTATAAACCTCTATTTTATCAAATATAGAATCTCTTAGATTTTGCAATTCTTCTTTTGACAGACCTATTATTTTATCTTTAAAAGTATCTGCGTATGTCTTCATAATTTTCCTAATTAAAAGACCCGAAGCGTATTCTCCGGGGCACAACCATTATTTATTAACCCATGCCATTTATGTGTGGCTCACATTTATGAGGGGCGTAGGGGAATCAAACCCACTAATCATAATTGGGCAGTGCCAGCAATCATGATTAACTTGCCGATTGAAGCTTCATAAATCAACAAGCCCTTACAATGTATATTGTGCACTTATCCATAATAAGGAACACAGCCAGTGCTTACGCCCCATTTTCGCCCACTATATCTTCACAGACAGAGCAGGCATGTAAACAAATGCACTTAATCAAAATTGAAATTATCTTCACCGTCTGGATCTTCGTCCGGAATATCATTACCGAAATCCATCGGAATGAACCAGTCTGAAATATAGTCTTCCATATCAGTCAATTTTTAAGCATTAGGAAAT